AATAACAACGCTCTTTGCAACACTCAAACCACCGTCAGTCTGAATAGAACCGTCAGTAGTGCTTGTTGCTTCTGTGGCGTCATCAACAATGATACGACCATCTGCTGTCAATTGACCTGCTGCAGAAACGGTAACACCGGAAGAACCTGCGCCGCCTGCGATGTCGAAAGCACCGTCGTCTTCAACGCGGAAAACTTCAGTACCATCATACTGCTGGAAGACAAAATCGTCTGAATCAACCATGAGTTTCATGACGACTGCGCCTGCGGTACCGTCCAAGTCAAGTGCCAATTGATCAACACCACCGTCCTGGAACTTAATGTCACCAGCAGCTGAGTTTAGATCCAAAGCGTTAGTAGCATCAATCGAAACCTTGCCGCTTGAAACTACAGTCAAATCGGTACCATCACCGGAGATATGCTCACCAGTGTCACCAAATTGGATCTTTTCACCGCTTGCCATGAGGATATCATCAGAAAATTCAAAATAATCTTCGTCTTCCATCCACTTGAGCTGACCATCACTTGTGTTTGCATTGAAAGTCAATACAACGTCAGTGTCGCCATTTTCACCGAAGTGAACTGCATCTGACTGAAGGTCAATCAAAGTAGCAGCATCAACTACAAAGTCTGTTGCAACAACTTTAAGGTCATTTGCTGCTTCAGAGAAAATATATGAATTAGAATCTCTGAATAATAGTTTTGCATCACCAGTAGACGCACCAATGGTGACATCGCCAGTGCTGTCATTAAATACCAAATCGGCAGCACCGCCAAGCGATCCACCGTTATTATATTGTACTTGGGTGTCACTACCAGCAACACCTGCTGAAATAAGATTTGCAACTGAAATCTTTTTTATTCTACCTGCCGATCCGTCATGAATTGCGACAAGGTCTGAATTTTGCGCCGATGTAACAAGTTCCATCGATCCACTAATATCCAACGCGAGTTCACCAACGGATCCCGTTGCTGCAAGACCACCTGTTGATGAAATCTTTAACTGTGATGAATTTATCTTTGTTCTAGCCACTGTTTCTCCTCCTTCTGCCGACCCACCTGACATACCAGTAATACTAGTGTTTGTAGTGCCGGACGTTGTTATTGTGACGTTACCATCTGTACCATGATTATCATTCTGTAAACTAACTTCTGTTCCACTAACTGTTGCTGTGATTTGCATGGGCAAACCATTTATCATTTTACCAAAATACGTCGCAAATTCTGAAGCAGATAAGGTTCCAGAACCACCAGTTTCCGCATTTCGTTGGGAGTAAACCGGTTCGTCTGGCGCACTTAATTGCGCTCTAATGTTACTAGCTCCTGTGCTACTAGTACTCTTCGTAATTGTTGCTGCTGGAGAGGCAGTATTTGCCCACGAACCGGATGCCCTTTTAATTCTAAAAGAAAACGGTGCGTCTCCTGCGGCGTTCGAAGATATTTGCAACCAATATGTATTTTGACGACTAATTGCCCCAAGGACAATCTCACCTGCCGTGTCAGCAGCGACTAGAATGTCCTTTAACTCTTCTGCGATATTGTCATGATTGACACCAGCATTATTAGTATTAATACTATAATTGCCTGCCGAATCCTTACGCGCATAGGATGCCCCTGAAACGTCAGATGTAAAACCTGATGCTTCATTGACCAACGTGATGTTGACAATATTGCCTGCAGGATCTGTAAATTCATAGATTAAAGGAGTTGAACCTCCTGTTGCCATATCCTTAAAGTCAGCGTTGGATCCACCGCCGCTGCCACCGCCAGTATCAATATGAAACGCTATGCGCATAAAACCTTTACTGGTAGTGTGACTGTTATAGACATCTAAGACTTTAGCAAACCCATCTGAGTCTAGTGCAAGTGATCCCTCGCCACCACCACCTGCGGTGCCGGCCATGCGAAAGGTTACTTGACTATGTCCAACGGATTGACCATCGTTAATCACTATTGTAGAGCTATTAGCAGGTACTGATGAAAAATCAATCGTGCCTGTTGCTTTTGCCATTATATTTCCTCCTGTTGTTATGGTTACAACATTCAACCAACAGAAATACAACTATGCGTTAACGTAAACTTACGCGCAATTAAACAAAAAACTTAAAGGGGTTTAAAACTGAAAACGAAAAAACCGAATCAAAATTACCTACTCCTTTTCAAAAGCAATATTTTCTTCAGCTGAAATAGGTACCGAGACACTATAACCATCTTCAGGGATTAAATATTTTTCTCTTAAAACATTTAAATCTCTGTAAAAACCTGTCTGTGCTTTCTTGATCTCTTGCAAAAGCGCAGACTTTTGATTTTCATAGTTTACAAGCAACTCTGCCAATTGAGATTTGACTCGCTTGGCATGTTCTCTGTACTCTAATATTGACACGGTTTCCTCGCGTGTACACTCTATATAGGACGGAAGTTCCTCAATCGCCTCTTCTTCGGGATCAGATTCTGAAAATTCTTCAACTATGTTCTTGAGTTCCTCTTGAGGATACTCCTGCTCACCTGACTCAATTGAGTAAACTAGTTCCCTTAATTTATCTAAAACGCTCATGTTTTTACTCCATTTATGAAAAAAGAATCTTTTTTAAGTTTCTAACGATGTTATCAAATTTACAAAAATCAGAGTCTAAAAATTCTAACGACTTCATTTTACAAATTTGGTCTTCATCTTCAAACTCAAAATAAAACTTTCCATTTTCAAGTCTAGTACACTTGATTAGTTTTATCCCTATTAGTTGAAGATAAGCAGCAATTCCAATATCGCTAGTTATGTAATTTTGTTTGTCGCTCATTTATCAGTCTCCTACCTCTCGTGCCTTGAGTATTTTATTTGTAGTTTATTATAATAATTAGTACCCGTTTTTAACAACGACTTAAGATTATTCTTACGAATGTCTAAATTTTATCCTAACAAGTACGAAATATATATGACATCATTGGATTCTAAAAATTCATTATCGTTAAAAACAATGGTGTTTGCTGCGGTTACTGTGTAGTCCCCAGCAGCACCTGCAGTAGATAGCAGACCATTTATAAAAACAGTTTCAGTGTTTGTAGCAATGTTGTTTGCTGTTGTAAAAGTAACCTTGTCATCTGGAAGTGCGCCTGCTTCTGTCTTCAAGAATTCTCTAATAACAAAATTATCTTTAACAATTGTCATAACTTCCGATGCATCAACGCCAGCACCAGTCCCTCTACTCGTAAGTATTGTTACATTCTGAGCGGATGTTCTATCAGTTCCTGCAGCAGGGACATTGGAGAACGGGGAGAAGAATGGCGAACACACTCTTGACTCTCCATAAGTCTGATTATCTGCGCCAATACCTGATAAACCGTAAAACTTTCCATTTTCATGATCTGGAATTTCTCCTAAGATGATTCTCTCTCTTGGGATCTTTACCTCTACAGCATTCTCTCTATATACAAAGTTTGGTTTTACTTGGTTTTTATCATCACCTATAAGGTATCCTAACACATCTACGGTTATAGTGGTTTCAAATTTTCTTTCTTCGTTAGAATAATCAGACACATTATTAGATTGTGCAAAATCTTCATTGATAAAACCCTCGTATCTGTGACCACTGTTAACTAAGTTGATATAATTTACTCCTCCAGGTCTGGTGACAAAAGGAGTGATAATGTCGTTCATTTGCTGTTGATATTCGGTTCTTATTTTTATAGCATAGGTCGCAGTAATATACACCGGCAGTGGTATAAAGACAGTAGAGTAAACCACCTTGTCTCCTACTGGTGCAGGGAAGTTTATTTTTCCTGCGGTCAATCTCCTAACATCAGCGTTTGTAAAATTAGAAGTTTTTTCTTGGTTTATCTCTCTTGCGATTGGAATGACACCACCCTTTTCGTCGTTAGTTGGCATCGGATTTCCATATATAGTACCTTTTCTAGCGAGATCTTTAACGACTGAGACCCGTTCTACTGTAATGATAGGTAAGACTAAGGTGCCTTGCGAATCGCGGATCTCCTGCCCCCTTTTTGATTGAAATGCGCGTTCTGACGAAGACCACACTACCGGTACTTTTGACCAACCTTTGTTCGTTGATGTAAAGATTGCCATTGTTTGCAATAAATAACTCATCATCGCTGCATCGATATTTTCAATGGTCGATGGTGGGAAAGGTATTGATTTAGTATCTAAAACACAATCATTAACTCGCATCGAATAATCCCTCTCTTGCTCTAACACAAGTTGCCATAATTTCAAATGAGTTCTCTACTTGCCCAAACAACCATCGTGGTTCCTGCAGCGTCAAGATCTCGTAATGCCTGTCACCAAACTGCAAAAAGTCACCCTCTCTAACAAACAGATTTTGATCCTCTGCTAACCTTCTTTTATGAAAATAAACAGTTATCCTCTCAATTCTGTCGATGCCCAGTCCTGTGGTTGTAGTATCTTGTGAATCCCACTTGACCAGAGCATGAACTCTAATAGGGTTGTAAAAGTTTTTAACAATCGCCTCTCCGTATATATCATTAAAGTCAGTGTGTTCAGTGCTGATTGCATAATACAATACTGTTTGTCCTATAACTCTTTCTATGACCTCGTCATTTATTTGTTTGACAAGGTCTCTCTCCTTTTTTCCAGTAAACAAAGGAGGAGGAGGATTGTTTGGTTGAGTCCATTTATTATCATCGCTCATTTAAAAGTCTCCTTTATCCTACAAATATATTTACAGGAGTTTTTGCAACAGCACGTTCAGCAGTTTCAGACATTCCTGCTTCAATCTCAGAAAGTCTACTGTACGTTAATTCTGCCAATGTAGTCTTTAATTCTTCTCTTAGTTTATCTTGCTCCTCTCTTGCTTGAGAAATAAGATCTGAACCATTTAAGGTTATTGACTCTCCAGGTATTGGAACAGCACCAAACTTAGACCTTACTTGACCAAGTATCTCTTTTGAAAGAGCTAGAGCGAAACGTCTTATCCACTGCTTGCCTATAGAGTTGATATTACTATACGGCAAGTTTCCAAAAGGCACAGTATTTAAATTGTTCACTCCATCTATTTCATGATCATTAGTACCCGATTTGAGATAAGAATCGGTAGGAACAGAAAACTGCACCCACATTTTGTTTGTTTGGTTAGTCATAGGTTCTGGAAAAATCCTTAACTTATTGTCTTTTAGTTCAAACGAGTAGTGAGAAAGTCTAGTATAAATTGCGTCTTCAAACGCCATCGCCTGGGACTTGTTTTGCCAAGTTGGAACTAATTGAAAAGTTGATGAATCAGAGAACTGTCCGTAATTACTAAGGTTCCCTACTACGTTTAGTCCTCCATAGTATCCGTAAAATCTCCACATTGCATGAGGGGTTTTGTAAAATACCTTTTTTATTGTTACTTTTTTACCTTCCAAGTTAAAGAATCCTGTTGCCCCTCCTTGAAAGTCAACCTTTGACATGCCTGCATCGTTGGCGTCAGACAAGGCAATTGTGGTATTTCCACCAGCACCTGCTGTGAACTGCGTGATTGTAACTACTCCGTTTTGTGCGGTTGCAATTAATTTTGAGTTTGCATTTAAGCAAGTCGCAAGATTATTTGCCGCCTCTGTTACATTGGCACCTAGTTGGAAAGTAGGGTTGTCCCTGTCGTCTGTTGTTGTGGTTGTTGCACTCACTGAGGCAACTACGCTTGTGTTATCTGTGGTCACCACTGTAACACTATCATTATCTGTTGCTGATAAGTTTGCAATGTTTGTTATTGTTACCGATCCTGATGCTTTTTTATCAGACTGATTTGTGATGATCTCTTGTAAGTCATAGTCTTGCTTTCCTGCCTCTACGTCAAATGAAGCGGAATATTCTACAGATTCACCTAGTCCCAAAACTTCGGAGGTTCCTTGCATGATCTTTTTAGACATGCCATACACAAATCTTGGTAACTTTAAGGCAACATGAGATCCGCCCAATGAAGAACTTAGTTCGCCTGTTTTTAGTTGACCCTTGTGATCAAACGTTCCTGTCATATCTCCAAGAACATTAGAAAGAACGTTTCCTGCTTGATGAACGTTGATAATGTAAGAGTACTCAAGACATGCCTCTTCATAAGCGGCATATATGTTTCCTGTTGTTAGTTCGATATCAAGTACATCGCCACCCAACTTCTTGTAGACGTAAGCAACTTGCTCGGCAGCACCGGACAAGAAGTCAACAGAATATAAGGGTGCGGTTGAATCTGAATATATTTTATAAGGCACCAGCGAATTGACTTCGGTAGAAGTTCCAGTCACTGGTAAAACAATGGCACTTACAGTAGATGCCGGTGTTAAAGTGGGTAAAGACATTCAATTAATCCTCACTAGTTAAAATGCAATCACATATAATTAGTTGTAACCTACACTAAACACCGAAACTGATTTTTTTGTTGCTCTTTCAACAACTCTCTACTTTTTTGCGGTCTTTGTTTTTCTAGTTGTTTTACGACCGGTTGTCTTTGTTGCCTTCTTTCTAGTAGTGGTCTTTGTAGTGGTTGTGGTGGTGTTACTCTTGACCTCTACTGTTTCTAGTCTCGTCTGAGTTGTTCTTGTGCTTGGAGTGGTTGTTTTAGTCTCCTTCTTTGTAGGGGTGTTTGTCACTACTTGCACCGTCTCTTGTTCTTTGGTTTCTTCGCCTGTGGTCATATCAATTTCAATGACGCCATTAAGTTTTGCTACTGTTTCCCTAAGTGCTGCAGATTTTGTTGCAAACTTTGGACTTCTTAGTTTTCTTGCTTTCTTACCCATTGGTAACTCCTATGTTATGTATAGTAATTAGGTAAAAGTAAAAAAACTTACTTGGGGTCTTATTTTTGCGCCTGCATCGATTTGACAATCGGTTCAACCAACTCTTTGATATTCTTTAAAATATCTGTTGTTTTATCAACTGTCTGTTTTGCTAAAGGTTCTAGTGCTTTGTTTTTTTTAGATAAATCTGCCAAATCTTTTGATATCTCGTTCATTGATTTCATTGCATCTTGTATTTTTTGTAATTCTGTATAAAATTTCTTAAAACTTTGCGGATCAAGGTCAAGCGATACTGGTGCTGAAGGGTCACCAGGTTTTGCATCGGATTGTGTTTGTGTTGCCCCTATTTTTTTTCTAATTGTATCAAGAAAACTTTGTTCATTAATTGGTTTTCTAATCTTGATTTTTGGCACAATATATCTCCTCGTTAGAATGGTGTAGTAATTAGTTGAGAAAAAACAAAACCCCCAACCAAAAATGGAAGGGGGTCTTAGTGTCAAATCACTTGATTAAAGCACGGTATATTCCACAAGAACATTAAAACGACCTGCGGTGATGTCCGCATTAATCGCAGTTGTTGTTCTAGCGTAAAGGTGGATTTTGGTTACACCCAATGTAATACAAGGTCTTGCATAAGTGAGACCAGCAGTGTTAAAATCAATATCTGCTTCGGTAAACCCTGTAGTTGACCCAAGTCCGTCTGGACCAATCATTGCCGCCCCAAGTCCGAAAATCTCAGTACCACCAGTAATTGCTCCATTGGTAGCTTCGCTCGCTGCGGTGCCTAAAGCAAGATTACCCGCAAGTGCCTCACCTGCTGCAGTACTAACGACGATGGTCACCTTGTCGATTAAGATTTTAGAAGCAGCATTTAACCCATCAGGAACAGATACGTCTAACGCTCCCAAATAAACTAGAGCATCGTTGTCTTGGTATGCGACTGCAACAGCATTTGTATCTGCCAAAGATCCTGCGAAAGCTTGCACCTTCTTGCATCCAAGACTAACTGGTACATTTGATGTACCTTGCGCGACCTCGCCTACAAGGTGAGTTCCAGATCCTAGTTTTATCTCTCTCTTTAAATTCTCTAATAACGCCTCGACTCTTGCGAGTCCTACTCTTTTAGTACCCATATTTATAACCCTCCATTGGTTTTACCATTTATAATCATGTCATGAAACTGGGTAGTATCATTCATGTAAGTTAAATAGTTATCTAAAAAACGAAACCCCCAACCAAATGAATGATTGAGGGTTTTGTTGTAGCATTGCTAATTTATTAAATCAACAATTATGCGGCAGTCTTACCTGCTTCGCCCAATAGACCTCGGACAACAACCAGACCGTACATGTCAGGACGAACCATCTTCTTCGCATAGCGAGTCATGACGCCCTTACGTGGTACGAAGTCTTCGGTTCCGAAGATCGTAGGAGTGACCTGTAGTGGTACATACGGAGCATAAACAAAACCGCTCTCTAGGAACGAGCTGCCCTTGCGACCAACCAAGATCACGTTACGCAAGAAATAAGGATCAACGTATACGTCGAACTTCTTGCTTAGGGAACCAACATTAACAGCACCGATGGTACCGCGATCAGCATCGTGAGTCACACTTGCGCGGAAACCGCTTGTGAACTCAAGAATGTTAGCAACTTCTGGGGAACAAACAACAAAGTTTGCACCGCCGCGAAGAGTCTTACGGTGGATCTGAGCAGAAACATCATTGATTGTTTCAATAAGAGTCTCATACCACTCGCTAACAGTACCAGTGAAGTCAGGTGCTGCGGACTGGTGTCCGATTTCTGCGCCTGTGCTGTCAACGAAAAGACCTGGTGCGCGACTCCAGTAGCGAGTAGCAGCAGTTGCACCCTGAACAAGATCGCTAAGAATTTCACGATCAATCTCTAGAGCGATCTGCTCTGAAAGAATACCAGTCAACTCAACTTCAGCGTCCAAGTTGTGATAAGCATTAAGGTCCTGACCGAGTTCAGGAGTCCACTTTGCCTTCAACTTCTTGGTCATTGCTGTTACAGCAATGCTGTCGACCTTGATGTCGATCTCTGCCATGTTCTCAGATCCTTCAAGATCAAATCCAAGACCGGCAGTCGCCTGCCCCTTGACTGCACCAAGTGCGCCGCCTTCAACAATCTCATCCGCGATTGGGTAAGAAACAACGCCGATAGCGTCATTTGCGGCAAAAGTCTCACCAGCACTAGGTTCAATGTCAGCACCACCCAAGTCAATCAAAACAACACGAATGGTTGTATCGTTAAGCACTTGAGTTAAACGCTTAATATGGCGGACGTCTGCACCTGAGTTTCCAACAGCTGCAGCATTAGCATGATCAAGGAACTTGATTTTCTTACTCGCGTCGGTGGCAGCACCTGAACCCAAATCGAGTGCCATGGTGGCATCTCTATTGAATCTTGGCAACTTTGTAATATCACAATCCAAAATAGCAATCTTATCTGCACCGTTGAGTGCAAGCAAGTCTGGATCAAAATTAATTAGCTTCTTTTCTGCTTCAGTAAGCGCACTGATCAACTTCTTGCCGTTGACCTGTACAGTATCAATCTGAAGACCGGTGAGGTAGGTGTTTACCCCGTCGCCCTTCGCAGCTGCAACAGAACCTGTTGCGTGAGAGTAACCAGTGTCAAGGTTGTAGAACTGACCTGCACTAATAGTGCTGGCAGATTCGTCACCGAGATCAACACCCTGTTGGATTTGGCTAGCAACCTTGTTACCACCGTATACGGAAGCACCATCACCAAGACGTCCTAATGGGGAGTCGTCGGAACGAACAAAATCCAAGAAGAAAATTAGACCACTTGGAAGACTCATTGCTTGAACTGAAACTAGATCGTTTGCGATCAATCCACCGAATACTCGACGGACAATTGGAAAAGCTACGGCAGCGAAACCTTCTACATCACTGGCACCCATGGAAGATGCCTCACGAAGAAGTTCCTTTGCTTGGTTTTCCAGAAGTACTGCCATGCTTTGTGCATGCTGGTCGTTGCCGAGACCTTCAAGGAGACCGGTTGCTTGCCACTTATTAAGTAGTGCAGCACCTTCCTTGGAGACATCACGGTTAACAACGCCTTCTGTAAGTTTTTGCAAAATAGACATTTTATAAAACCTCCTAAAATTAGTTATTCTTTAGTCCTGCAAGAATTTGCATCCTATCAAAGAAAGGATTGTTATCTTGCTTTGCTGTCTGGTTGCGAGTTGCAACCATTAATGAAGGTTTCCTACTAACTGCTTCGCTAAGTGATTCTGGAAGAGGTTGTTTTTCCGTACTTCCCACTGTGCCTTGAAGTGTCTCGAAGAGTACCTTCGCGCTTTCAACAGACTCAACTTTAGAAATGGCTTCGACAATTTTCTTTTTTTGTCGCTCATTCAGGGAGGCATTTCCTAACGTCTGATTAATATAAAGTAATTTGGCATTCATGATATTTGTTTCATGAATCTTTTGTTGCAAAGTAACAACTGCTTTTTCTAGTTGTTCTGACTTTGTTTGCAACTTAGTTCCCGCTGATGCGAGAGTAGTGTTTTGTTCTTGCAACTCTGCAACACGGTCACGCAAAGACTTCATCTCTTCTGCATGCTCAGTGTCAACTTCTTTTGCAAGTGCTTGATCTTCTTTTTCCTTCATCTTTGATTCCGGAGTTCCTGCCCATCCATCCTTGACAGGTTCAAGATCAACTACAACTTTTTCGATAATATCCTCAATTGAAGAATCAATGTTTTCAAGATCTAATTCTTCCATAATGTCATCGGCAATACTTTCTAGGATCTTTTCATCAATATCGATATTAACTTCTGAGGATTCGTTCATGTCGTCTGGTCCTGCTTCTGGTTCACGACTTGGCATTCCTTCGGGCGGGTCTTCTAAGGCAAGG